TATGTGACTACCTCAGCGAATTCGCCTGTGTTGCAAAACACGCTTAGAGCATCAGCTTTTATTGTGTCTCGCAACGACATGACTAGCTACGCTTGGATTCAATGCGAACATAATCAACAGTCACAGAATCCGTGTTTGCGGAACTCGACTTTTGAATCTGAATGATCGGTTGAAGACCAGACGAATAGTTGCTCATGTCAAACGTGGTTGAAGCAGCAACGCGACTAAGCTTTCCGCTTCCGTTATCCATAAAAAAACGAACGTTTGATTTTCCGCCGGTAAAGTCAATCACAAATCGCTTGTAAGTGGTTGATAACGTTTGGCCGGTAGCCTTGTCATCAAGGTCGTTTGTTCCGTCATCGGTTTCAACGACTACAGCGGTTGTACTTGTTGCTCCAACCATCTTAAACCAGGCGTTAGCCGCAACGCTGTCGGTCGTGTCGTTTCGTGCTGAACCGAGTCCAAAAACGATTTCCGTTCCGGAAGTGCAACCAGAAACCTTAACTCGCATCTCAATAGATTGAATGTCGTCGATGTCGTAAGTCAAAGCATCGCCGTGCGACAAACAAACGTTTTCAACTTCGCTTGTTGATGCTAGCGTTAGGACTGCTGCACCAGCGTTTCGAACGTAGGTAGGAGCACCACTTGACGACGTATCGGCGACAAGCCAAGGAGTTGCGGGGTCAGCACTTGTTGGAAACGCAACAGACGCTCCCTCAAAGTCCCATTCGTTGCAGATGAAATCTTGAATACCAGCCATTTTGTTTTATTACCTTATTGAATGTTTTGAAGCGTTACAGGAAAGCCCGCCGCACTAATTGCAGCGGGCTATAGTTCAAATCGCATGACTAAGCGCCTGGATTCTTGTAAAGACCTCGGAAGTCAATTGCAGCAACTCCGAACGTCTGTCGAACCTTGTGTTTGTACACATCTCGATCGAAATCAAATTCGCTTTCAATCACAGGAGATTCTTCGCCTTGCAAAAAGGCAAGTTCGACTGTGTCGCAATCTCCGCTATTTGAAGCCAGGTACCAAGATGTTGAACTGTTAGCGTCAAGCATTGGTTCACAAACTGGAGTAAGTGGTCGATCACCGTTAGGTCCGTAAATGTTGTTCGTACCGCTCGTGCCAACAGCACTCCCGCCAACAGTTGGTGGAGAAATAGAAGACAGGAATTCAAGAACCGTGCCAGAAATCCCAGCAGGGAAAATGATGAATCTTGGCATGATGCTAAGAATTGCATCAGATGCTAGTCCATACTTTGTAAGCATGGATGTGTAAGCTGTATTCATGGACGTTGAAGAAACAGCAGACCCGGATCCAGCCAAGTTGGCGTGACCACCGGTAGACGATTGCGCAGTTGAATTGAACAACGCACCACCATCGGCTAGATTTGCATTTGCAGTCAGGACGCTATAAACAGCGCGGTTTTGCGTTCGTCGAGCCGAACGCCCCTGATGAACAGGGATTTGGCTCAAAGCGTTCATGTCGTCATTCACAAAGGTTTCCCAAGTAACGGTCGTTGTCGCCCCGTACTTCTCAACCTTGTATGATTCCTTCTTGTCGCTAAGTGCCGACTCTGGATATTTTTGGCCTTCTGGAATTTGCTCCAAATCGGCCATTTCAGAAATTCGAACTCGATAGATCGGCTTGAAGTCTTCGACCGATTCCGCTTGACGCGCCCACATTTGCCATGTGCTTGGAGCTTCGTTGTAAGCCGCAAGAAGAGTCTTGTTCGAAACATCTAAAAGCAAGTTCTGAAACGATCCAGTAGTGTGGTACGCCGGTGAATTTCGTTCAACACGATGTCGACGCATTGTCGAAGGATCGCCAAGGGCGATCTTTAGAATCTCGGTTCGGCTAATGTTTCGAGTATTAACTCCCATTCGCTCAACGAGCTCTCGAGCAATGTCTCTGACTCGAGCGTTTTCAAAGTCTTTTGCACCGGGTGCCTCCTGCTCGTAAGGCTTACGATTCAGTTTTCCAGCCGCAAACGATCGCTTCAAAAGCCCGTGCTCTGCTGCTGCAAAATACTTGTCGTGCTCACTAGCTATAACTCGAACGTCGGCACCAACCGACGCTCCCAATGGTGTGGTAGCCATGCGTTCTATGATCCTTTTGCGAGCGTCTGACAAAGGGGTTAAAGAGTCGCACAACTCATCCGCAAAGGCTCGCTCAATTTTGGCGAGTGTGCATGTTGCTTGAATTTCTTTTCTGCGTGCCTTGTCTTGTTCAAGTGCTCGCTTGATTGCCTCGACTGGGTCGGCTTGGCGTGCTACCGGCTGTTCAGCAGGTGGCGTGGCCATGTTTTCGACAGGAGATTGCGTTTCCGCTGCTGGAGCTTCGACTGTAGGTTCTGCCGCTGGTGCCGCGTTCTCAACCATTTCGACTTCTGGTTCTTCTTTTGGAAGCTTCCCAATAACCCAAGCCATAACTTGGTTAGGATCGGTCATTCCTTCTGGAAGACCCAACGCGGACAATTGGCTAAGTAGTGCCTCGTCCATTCTCATCACCTTTCTGTTTAGGTCTGTGTATGACCTTCTAACGGTTGACTGCTCATCGGCCCCAGTGGCACAGATGGAAGCGTTTTGTGGTTGCCATTGCGTGTGAATCAACGCAGGGCCATCGATAACCGCCCCTCTCGATGTCGTGTACGATTGCCCCCGAGCAACGTAAATTGTTTCGATTGGTTGACCGGTTATTGAAAAATCAGTGATATGCCCCTCGTACATTCGCTGAGCAATCGTTTGCGATTCACTGTCGGAAGCAAAAACAGGAACGCCAATAAGCTCTCCTGTTGATTGATCAACTTGCATGTTTTGAATTGAGCCGAAAATGTTCCGGACGGTCTTATCGTTGTGGCTATCGACGATAGGTATTTGATCGCGACCACCACGCCAGACAATTCCATCCATCAACAAGACTTCCGCAACAACTTGCTGCGTTTTTTCGTCCCATCGTGGAATTGGGTTTTCAGTTGCAATAACTGCCTTAGCTTGACCGTTCACAGAAATTGAACGCTCAACCTTTTCGCCTTTGAATACGGGGAGCTTGCCTTTACTTGGTTTCAACTGGCACCTCCTCTGCCGGCAATGGGTTGTCGACAACTCCGTCTGTCACGTCCGCAATGACTGCGTCGATGTTCTTTTGGCTCATGCCGATCATTGCAAGCTTTGCCTGTCCGACTGCTTGCGACATGCTTCCATCTGAAAGCCCGTTCAAAATGTCGTTCAATGCTTTGTCGTTGTTCTTTAACTGTAGGCGGCTTAATCCCATCCACTCGCCGGTTCCAGATTTCTCGGATTCCTGTGCGGCTACAATCGCATCTGTCGGGCCTGCCGCCCCTGTTTGGGCTGCCATCATCTGCGCCGTTTTCTCTTCTGGAGTTAGCAAACCAAGCTTGAGTCTCAACTGTTCCTCTTTGGCTCGTTGGTACATAACCGAGCGATAGGAAAGCCCTCGAGATCCAAGCACGTTTTGGTAAGTGTCGGTAAACGACTTCAAAGCGTTTTCAGCGGCTTGCTGTTCGCTCATCGGGTCGACCCACTCTTGCTCTGGCCTTTGCCACTCGACTGGCGAAACCTTACGGCGATCGTCCAGCAAATCGGTGGAGCTCGGGAAGTTTTCTAATCCTTCACGGGCTGCGGCATTAAAAAACTCATCCCAAACAGGTTGGCATAAATGCCAGATAATGTAGTTTTGACCGCGTTTGTATCGCGGACGATCCTCGAGCTTTGAAGAGCGAGAAGAGCTATAAGATGTTTTTGAAAAGTCTTTGGCGATTGCTTCGTAGTTTGTGCCAGTGCCGGCACAAACGCCGCGAAGCATCAAATTGATCCAAGGTTCTGCGGCTGAGTTTGGCCGAGCTGGGTTGACTGATTCAATTGACTCACCAGGATTCAATCGAGCGACAATACCAGGCTCAAGATATTCAAACGTGTTGCCATTTTTGTCGTATGCGTCTTCGCCTTCTGGATTGTTTAAGCTTCCAGATGGTCCGTCGGTCTTGATAACCGCCGCAAAGCAAGATGCAACTGCTGAAGCTTGCAATTCGTTATCGACGTAGACTCCTAGGTCTCGCATAACCGACATGATTGGAGCAAACCACGAAACGCCTCGAGACTGCCCGACTCGATCCTTGCGATATAAATGCAAAATCTCGCTTGCTGGAACTCGCTCTGGAGTTCGGTTGCCAATAACTTGCGGGCTGTTTGGATGCTCTGGATAAATCCAATAGGCAATCGGCTTGCCTTTTATGTCAAGTTCGACACCACGGATAACACGGTTTCCAGACTCTCGACTCATCCGAGCTGTGTAAGTGTCTCGGTCGGTTGCCACCCGGTCGGCTTCGATGAGCTCAATTGCAAGCGGAACAGGGCGAGAAATCCCCTGATATGTTTTTCCGGGTGTTTTGATGAGTCGAACCAGGACTTCGCCAGCCTCTACCATTTCACGCTGGCAAAGAATCTGGATTTCCGAAAATGTTAGCTCTCCGTTGATGTCGCAGACTTCGCACCAGTCCGACCACGCCTTGTCTCTGGCGTCGTTGACAAGTTCAATGTCTTCGCCGTCTTCTGTCTCGTATGTGCTTTGTGCTGTTATTCCATCGCCGATTACGTTGGAAACAATTGTGTCAACAACGTTCCATGCGTAAGCGTTATCACGAACCAAAGACCTCGCCCAGGCCCGCATTGCATCAGCACCAAACGGACCAAGTAATTCTTGGTCGGCTGATTGGTTTTTTGGCTTTTTATGGTTGGTTAAGCGGTTAGATTCCGCCCCATGATACGACCGCAAAACCTTGCTGGCGTGAGCTCGCTTTAATGCCCAAGAAGGAGAAAGCGTTGCGATGGCTCTTTCAATTAGCTTCAAGATCGTCTCCCTAACTTACCAAGGGAGAAAACACCGCTTCCGGATTCTCTAGCGACTTGCGTTTGTAGCATCCGACGCTCTTTGAATAGCTGGTCAAGGTCAAGCTTTGTGACCGAGCGTGAACCAATGCTATAAGACGAAGCGCCACCCGTAACGAGTGCTTCGATTGCGGCGTCGATTAGTTCTAGGAGAGCTGACGCTGATAATGCCATGCGTCTACTATGGCATTACAAATCAATTGCACCTACAGACCACTTTACACGGTGTGTAAATTACTCGCCAATTTCTTTCCAGGTGTTGCCGCAAAACTCGCATTTGCAATAGCGTGTCTTGCCCTGAGTCGATTTGACTCGCGAGTAATTCTTTCCGGCTGTCTCCGGGTTTTTGTTTCTTAGCTCCGTGCAAAACGAACACGGAGGCGCGACAAACGCCATCGTCTTTGCTTTTGCGATTGGGAGGCTAACGATAGATTCCTCGCGAATCTTCAAGACTTCTTGCTCTGGAAAGCTCCGTCTTTTTTTGTTGCTTACGTTTTTAATCACGTTTTCTCCTTTTGTAGTTCCTTCCATGCAGTCACAATCTGGACCATGTCCGCACCCGTCAGCGGTTCGCGCAATTTGCTGCCAATCAAAGCGTTGACTCTGTCGGCTAGTAGTTGCCAAAGTGTCGTCATTAGTCGTCCCAATCGGCGGAATATCCTAGGTCCCACAAAACTGACGCCAGATCCTTGGCAGACTCCTCTACCGACTCTTCGGCAATATCAGGAAATGCAGCGTGTAGCATTTCGTGAATTAGAGTCTCTAGCATCTTTTCGCCGCTTAGGCTTGGGTGTATCCAAATCTCAAGCTGGGATGCACCAGAAAGCTCGCAAATGCCGTCGAAGTCTTTCATTCGCTTCGATCGCAACGTCCACGACTTGCCTCGAATCGTTATTTTCTGTGGGTGTATCTTAGGCATTACGCAGCCCTCACTTCACCACTTCGGCTTACTCGCATATTGTTCACGTCAAAGCTTCCATCCTTATAGACTTCAATAGACGCAAAACCGTGATTCCAGCGATTAACACGAGCGTACTCAGGAGTTAAATCGCAAAGGCAACCAGTACTCCAAACAAAAGTTTCGTCATGCCACAAATTGGTGTCGGCATGGCCTGACGTTTGGTGCGAATGCCCTACCAAAATGGTGTGATGCGTTCGCAAAAATGCACCACGAGCCGGATTGACTGGCGAGAATATGCCGCGTCCAAGTTCGTGCCCGTGAGCTATTGCAAGCTTTCCAGCCAGTACGATTCTTTGATCTTCAACAAGTTCGATTCCGTGTTTGTCAAACTCAAGCAATCCATCGATCATTGACGATGGTATATCGTAAATCTCTGGAGCTCGGTTCCAAATGAAATGGTTCCAACGCTCTTCGTGATTGCCAAGCTTGTAAACTATTCGGCAATCTCGGCCAAACTCGCTTCGAAGCCATTCTAGCCCCTGAATGACTAGCTTTCGCTCTTCACTAAACCTACGTTGCTTTGGGTTTTTTTGCCAGCGGCTAACTTGATAAAAGTCGGCAAAATCTCCATTTATGAGCAGGACTTTTGGCTTTCGCCTTTTTAGTGATTTGACTGCCGACTCAAAAGCAACTGGCGAGTGGTATGGTATGTGAGTGTCAGAGATAACACCGATGAAAGTACCGTTACCCAAGTCAAACGGCAACCACGGATCGGCTAGCGTCGGTGGCATTTTCGGCTTCTCGCCTGCTTTGCCCTTTGGCCTTGGCTGGGTTGCCAGCCTAGCACGTTCCTTGCCAAATGCACCCCTTATAGCTCGTATCAACCCCCTAGCATTTTCAACGCTTGCAAAACATTCCGGATGATCAGCCCTCAGCTTTTTGGCTAACCCGATGTTGCTGTGGTCGGGATACTTTTTGCAAAGCTCCTCAGCCAATAGCCTTCCAGCCGTTCTAATTCCTGGCATCTTCAGCTCCTTCGCTTGGGTATCCATCCGCCTGGTCTTTGCCTAAATCTTCCGTGCTGCTGTGCGGCTGGCTTTGGTTTCGGCTTGTCTTTGTCAACGTGCTTCGGTGCGATCTCGACTTCTGATTGACCGACTAGCTTGATGTCAAACACCTCACTAGCAGCCGCCGCCATGTAAGTAGCATCAAGCCAGTGATTGTTATCGTTCTTGGGATACCACTTTGTCTTGGTTCCCTTACCCTCCTTGAACTCCGTCACCATTTCTTCGGCAACAATGTGTTGCGCGTACGAAGAATGCTTTTGCGTTCCCTCTGGGAAGTAAAGCGAAAGAGAACCACGCCGAAGCATGTTGGACTCGTCATAAGTTGGCGTCAAAAAACGCTCGTGGACCCACTGCTTCCAGTACTCAGTATCTAGCTCGTAAAGCCAAAGCTTTTCCGTGTCAAAGTATTGAGCATGAAGATTTGCACCAGCCTTACAAGTGTCGGTAGATTGCTTTCGTGGGTGGTACGGGTTAATGCCTTTCGAGGGTTTGAAGATGCCTCTAACCTCTCGGCAAAATCCATAAGCCGCGTCGGTAAACGTACCCGAGTCAACTAGGCAGAAATCGACCTTGCGAATTGTTCCAGTTGCGTCCGTGTAGTTTTTATTCAATAACTCATCACGCCAGTTAAGAAGCGTGCGATATATCATTGGCTGGCTAGCTTCGTTGTCCATCGTCTTGTCTGTGCCAGTGACTTCCGCAACCCCATAATCAACGACAACCCCACCAGCTCCAGGCCACCATGCTGTAACTACCCAGTGGCACCGATACTTTCCAAGATCGATTGCCGCCGTAAGTGCTCGAGTGTTTGCTGGCAACTGTAGACGAGATAACCCGCTGATTCGATTGGCGACGATTTCAGCAGTTAACCCGCTCCCCTGTGGGCCGA